TACCCATAGCTGAGATTTTCTCAAGCTTGACCCACTTACCTTGGATAAAGGTAAATGGTTCGCGGAGGGTGTTCAACAAGTTGAACCACCTCCTGGGCAGTAAGAGCTCGACAAGGTTCTTACAAACGGTATCGCTGGCTGAGGACAAATCTATCGTCGCAAGCGAAGCGTCTTTCGACGCTCTGCAGACGACCTGTCTGTGGATCGCTTGTCCTTTACGTAGGTCGAGACCTGCGCTCCTTAAACGATTCTTCAGGATTCGGCCTAGGCCGAGCTGATAAAAGACGTTTATTGAGGGCCCTTTGGCACAACCTCTTTTGGTGGTTGCGTCCTTAGGGACACTAAAGTACACGTTTCCGCGGACGAAAGATGGAGTCCTCTCCAAGGCAGCCGAAGCTTTGGCCCAGGCAGTTCCTGTCCAGGGAACTAGGAAGGGCCATGCATTGGATGTCAGAGTTGGCGTAGATGACATTTTGTCCGGAATCGTGGCATACCGGGAAATGTCACTGACAGTTGCGCCGGGACCGAATTTACCTTCCCAGGTATTCGGGGGACCGTCGCCAATAAGCTCAACCACTACTTTCCGAGCGTTCTGAACAAATTCAGAAATCTCGTTTGGATAGATGCCCCCGAAGGGGCCTCCATTCAAAAGTGGCTGGAGACGCTCATTGGCCTTATAACAATCTCTCTCAGCTGCCCACCATTTCTCAATGGCAGCGGCCTCGGGATCGATTTCTAATTCAAATTCAGGGAACTTACGGAGTAAATCCGAAATTGCCCTGTCTCTGAAATAGTCTTCGGGATCGTTATAGGTCAACGGATCAACTCGTAGTGATACGAGCTGATCCCACTCTCGGTTCTTTATCAGTAGGGATACTGCTAATGAACGAGGTGTGTCGAGCCCTTCGGCGAGCGCTAGGGCGACTGCATGCACGGTGGGTGTCAATGCATTTTTCACGAGAACCTTTCAAAATCCGAATTGGTTTAAAGAAAGGGGCGTAAGGTCAATTGGGCGCGAAGCCGTCTTTGACCGTGTCAACCACTTGAGCGTGGTCGACAATGTTCGCCGTCTGGGACGCGAATTCGTTCACATCGGTCTGGGGCATGCCTTTCGGCACTTCCCAAACACCCTTGAAGAACGCGTGTCCGCCGACTTTCGTGAGGCCTGTCGTGCTGTCGACGTAAGTCCAGGGAAAGACCATCGTCTTGGTCGAGCTCCGGGTTTCCTGACCCTTGTACGTGCCATTTTTGGAATGGACACGCACTTCGGGTCGGGTAGCCGCAGAGTTGCCGACCGAGTTCGATCGCCAGATCGCTGGAACACCGTCGCCGCCGGCGGGGGACATCTTGGTATACACGATGTCGGTGGTGCCGTCATTCTTTTTGACGGTGATATCTGCCTGTTGGGGCATGGTAGTACCTCTTGGGTATCAGACACGAAGCCTCTGAGCTAGCAAGCTAGCAGCAGAGAGTCCCCGAGTCAAGGAAAGTTTCCAAGGTTGACGCACCATGAGTGTTGTCGAAGGGAGGGAACCCGCGACTCGACGCATAGTGTCTCTGAAACCGCCGCCTGTGTACTTCTGGCCTCCCCCCTGAGGGGAAGCCTGATAGGACCAGTTGGCTTTAACAGAGGTTCTGGTTGAGTAGAAGGGGTTGGAAACTGTTAAACCCCAATACTCCGTAAATTGCGAGATGAATTCCTCAATATTCAGGAACCAATTCGCAACGAACGAGAGCGTGATAAGCTCATATAACCAGAGAGCTGGGTTTACAAGACCCAGTTGGTTGGCCAAAAACAGATTTGGATTTGACACAACCACACTTGCACCGCAAACTGCCTTCACATCCCACTTTTGAGTGGAAGTGTAGACGTTTCCGAACGATGTATACGAGGAGACTTTAGAGCCAGAGGCTCTGCCGAATCCGCGTACAATCGCCGGAGGGACTCCATTTTGAAGGATGTCCACAGCGTTGTAAATGTCACTAACCGTTGCCGACCAACCGAACCAGTATTCAAGAAAGTTGTTCGCAAAGCCTTTCGCTGTCCTTTTGAGACGGCGTTCGGTCATAAGCGAGTTGAACTTCTTGGATGCGGCTCGTTTTGCTTCAGGACCGAAGTCCTTGACAAGTTCAAGGTAGGCATCGCGAAAGCGGAACTTCCGCAAATGGCTAACGAAGCGGCCCATTTGTATGAGACGCCTCGTAACCATGTCAGCAGCCTGCTTTCTTTCGAAATACAGGAGTGCTAAGCTTGCGGATTCTCTGACTTCTTTGTTGAATCTAGTCCTAGCCTGATTTAACGCAGCGTTCTTCGTAGAAGAAACGTAAGAGTTAGTATCAAGATAAGGACGAGACCACCAGTCGCCGTTCTGGTTACCCGTAGAATTACACGCGTCCCATTCACGGAACGTAGCGTAATGGCTTCGGGCCTTAACGTCGACAGTGGCGGTCTCAGCAAAGTAGTTCAGAGGAAGCGAGTAAGGCTTCTTCTGCCTGTACCAGGAAACATCGATCTTTTTCCAACTAAGGCCTGAATGGCCTTCGAATGGACGAAACTCGAGATTCTTGGCAAAGGGACCGGTAACAGGAGCTACCATAGTTATCACCTATGGAAGCTAAGAGGTGTTCAGCCTCACAAGTTACTGGAATTCACGTGATACCTCACCGCGTAAGCGGTTCACGTGTGAAATATTCTCCTAAACCACGAGGTCAACTGTTAGGTCGACGGTTGAGGCAAGGAGCCGGTTTCAAACCGGAGAGAGGTCCCCGAAAG